GCTACTGGATTTGAAGCAGCGTCCGACATGGCATTCAACTGGTCACAAGAGATCGGCGAACCAATCACAATTTGGAGGGTCGGCACGATTTCACAGTTCAGATGGATGGACGTGGAGGCATAAGGATTTCACAGGGGGCAGTGATTTGCCCCCTTTTTTGTATGCCCCGATGGCCCGAGCGAAAATTCAAAAGAGCTAACCTACAAAAGTATCCCAACGACATATAAATATTTTTACAAAATTGAAATCTCAAAACCCTAAATTCCAAAAAAATTTCCGTGACAAAAAATCCCGAAAAAAGTCCATCCTCTTGGACATATGAAGAGGCACTCAACAACTTTGACCAATTCTGTGATTACTTCGACCATGCAGCATCAGCAAGATACCAATCAACTCAGTCCGACCAAACGCCTAGAGAACCAAGTCTCAGAGCTACTCCAAAGAGTGAGAGCATTGGAGACACCTACATTGATGTACAGACCACCTGAAGGGGAAACACATATAAAGGTAGCAGAGTACCTAGATAGTGTAGAAGAAAGACTTCGTAAGCTTGAAGAAAACTCCCATGCTGCCCCTCGGTCAAATCATGGAGTACGTCTCACAGATATCGAAGCTCGCCTTAGTGCCCTTTCCAACAGGACACCTACGGTATACTTGGATGATATTAACACTCCCTCCCTATAATTCCGATGTCTGCACCAACACTTTATAAAGGAATAGTCGATACAGGTGCTTCCTGTCCATGCACAGGCTCTCCGTTCACGATGACTCCTACCACTCCTGAACTGAAAGTTCTGATTAATGGTTTTCAACCTATCAGGGATGGAGATAAAATGCCTAACAGTCCTGGAATGACTTGTACGTCTAATCCATCTCCTTGCAGTAATGACCGAACAGTTATTGCATCAGGTTCACCCAAGGTATTAATTAATGGTAAGAGACTTGCTAAGATGGGAGATGTTTTAAATGCTAGTACTAACATTCGTGTAGGTGCTGCAGCTGCAATCAGAGTTATCACTAGTTGACGGGTGTGTTATAATATAAGTACTTTGCAAGATTAATATGGCGAGAAGTAAAGGATCATTGAGTGCTGGCGAATATGTAGAAGCAATACCCAAGAAATCTCGACAGGGAATGGGGAAGCATACTAAATACAGTGCCAGCTCTCGCAATGGAGCTAAGAAACGCTACCGAGGACAAGGAAGAAAATGACTGAATTCAACTATGTGGTTGGAAAACCTAGGAACCTTCAGTATAGGGAAGACTGGGATGATGATAAGGACGGTAATGTAGATACCGAGGAACGTGAAAAGTATAATCCAGAGGCAAGCGAGTAATCGCCTATCGCCGAAAGCTCCGAATATAAACTATTATGACTACTGAAAATACGGGGTCGCCACATGATCCCGACTATAATATCTCTGTGAGTTCTTCTCCAGATAGAATACCCGAAGGATATGTACCTCCTGCAGGAACTCCTGCTGCTGAGACGTATAATCCTAATATTAGATATCCTGATGGTACTCATGCAAGGGCAATGGATACTGATAGCGGTCTACCCGATCCATTAATGCTATATCCAGATGAGCCACCCGATATGACTCAGGATATGTTCGATAAGATCTTAGATAAGACTGCTGATATGTACCATAGATTTGGTGCTCTTGAACAGATCATCTTACAACAAAACGATAAGATAGACCAATTACAAAAAACATTAGAAGATCATGTCAGACCTGTATCAGACGAATCCTAGACCAGAAGAAGAAATCAGCACTCTGCTCACAGAAGCAGATGCTGATGTCTGGTTGAAGAAAACAAAAAAGAGAGATATTAATAAAGCGAAAACTGAAGACCTATATCCACGTGAACAACCCTGATACACATCTAAAAGATTTTATCCATGTAGAAAAAGGCATTATACCTCCCAATCTCTGTGACTATGTTGTTAAAGATACCGAAACAAGAGACTGGGAACCTCATACTTGGTACAATAGTGATTTAGATTCTTTTAACTCGGAAAAAACAATGGAGATTGATGTTCAAAATACGACATCAGATCTCCATTTGTTACTTACACCTCATTTAATACATGCTGGTAATGAGTATAGTAAGAAATATACGTATCCATCAATTAGAACTAATAGTATATTAAGTAAGATTGCAGGATTAAGATTTAATCGTTATAGTAGTGATCAAATCATGAGACAACATCATGATCATATCCATTCATTATTTGATGGTAAAGAAAAAGGAATACCAATATTGAGCTTTATATTAAATCTCAATGATGACTATGAAGGTGCTGATTTATATTTTTGGGATGATTATACTATTAATCTAGGTAAGGGTGATATTGTTATGTTCCCTTCTCTATTCCTATTTCCTCATGGTGTTAATGAGGTAACGAAAGGAAGACGTTACTCAGCAGTATCATGGGCTTGGTAACATGGATCATACTATTATTCCTAATTGGTTAAGTGATGCAGAATGTGATGTATTATACAATCGTGTTATAGAGACAGAAGAATACGTTAAATCACTTGGTCCTGATATAGGAGCTGCTAATGGTGCGTATTCAGAATATAAAAAGACGGATGCTCTTGGTGGTAGATCAGGAGCTTATAATCATTTGGATGATACAGTTATTCATAATATTATGATGCCTGCTATCCGCAGAATTTTTCATGATGGATTAAATGTAAGAATGTGGGCAAATACTTTTAGGAAAGGTGAAGGTCTCGGTGTACATTGTCATAGAGATGCTGGTGCTCCTAATTGTCCACCTGTATCATGGGCATCATGTATCTTATATTGTGGTGGTCCTACAGACGGTACATGGTTCGACTTCCAAGTAAGGCCAAAGGTTTTCGAGAATGTACATGTAAAGAATAAGAAAGGAGATCTTATTATATTCTCTGCAGATATACCACATTGGGTTCCTCCTCATGATACGGATGGTATTCGTGTTTCTATAGCATTTGATGTATGTGAAGGTGCTGCAGCAGGTCCATTGAAAGTATTAAGACCAATAAAGTGATATACATAATATATTACTCAAACTATGCTTGATGCCTACCGTTACAAAGTTTAAGGACTTTTCTCTTTCTTTCACAAGAAATAAGATCACGAATGATCTACTTGTGAAGAAGGAGAATGCTGCTATTAAACAAGCGGTAATAAATATCCTTCTTACAGAGAAGGGAGAAAGATTATATGACAGTAACTTTGGATCTGATGTCCGTAGCTATTTGTTTGAACCACTAGACTATGCTACAGCAGGTCTTGTTCAGACTGCGGTAGAAGATTGCTTAGTCGAATATGAACCTAGGATTAATATACTACAACTTAGTGTAATGCCTGATTTTGATCAGAATGGATTTGAAGTGCATCTAGCTTTCTCTATTACAGGTAGAGATGATCTTCCACCTCAAGATATTGAGTTCTTCCTTAATCGTACCCGATAATGCCTTATACTCAAGTTGCTAATTTAGACTTTGCGGATATTAAGGCCGCACTTAAAGACTACATGAGAGCACAGTCAGATTTTACTGACTATGACTTTGAAGGGTCTGCTATCACTACGTTTTTAGATGTTTTAGCATACAACACTTATTATACAGCATTTAACACCAATATGGTGGTAAATGAGATGTTTCTTGATTCCGCTACTCTAAGAGACAATGTTGTAAGCTTAGCAAAGCAAATTGGGTATAGACCTAGATCAGCAACTGCTCCAAAAGCAACTGTTGATTTTGTAGTTGATTATCAAGGTAGTGGTGTTACTCCTGATACACTTGTACTAAAGCAAGGAACAGGATTTGTTACTAATTACGATGATACTCTATATCAATATGTCGTAATTGAAGATCAGGAAGCTCCTCTTGTTAATAATACAGCAACATATGAGGGAATCGACATATATCAAGGTACTTTATTAACTCAGTCTTACACAATTAATACTGCTCTTAAAAATCAGCGTTTTATTATCAATAATACTGGTACAGATGTATCAAGTATCCGTGTAAAGGTGTATAAACAGCAAGGAGATACATCTTTCTTAACATTTAGTAGTGCAGAGAACATTTTAAACCTTGATGGTACATCGGAAGTCTATTTCGTAGAAGAAATAGAAGATGAGAATTATGAAATATTTTTTGGTGATGGAGTATTCGGTAAAAAGTTAGATAATGGAAGTTTTGTAGAGATAACTTATCTTACTACATCTGCAGATACTACGAATGGAGCAAAGACATTTAATTTTTCTGGTTTGATACATGATAAACTCAATCCTAGTAATAGCTTTCCATATGGAACCTCTGTAACCCTCGTAAATGCCTCTACAGGAGGTGCTAATCCAGAATCAGTCTCTTCCATCAAGAAACAGGCTCCAAAGAGTTTTGCGACTCAGGACAGGGCAGTTACAGCAGATGACTATGTTTCTATTATTAAGAAGGTTTATGCTTCTATATCAGATATCATTACATTCGGTGGAGAGGAAGATAATCCTCCTGAATTTGGAAAAGTAAAGATCGCAATTAAACCAGATAATGCTAGTACTATTTCATCATATACTAAAAATGAAATAGTTAAAGCTTTAAAGAATTATTCAGTTGCTTCTGTTACACCTGTAATTGTTGATCCTTCTATTCTTTATATCGAACTTAATTCAACAATAAGTTTCAAAACTTCCAAGACCACTTTAAGTAAAGTAGAAATTCAATCTAAAGTTATTAAAGCAGTTGAAGATTACATTGCTTCTGCAGAGACAGAAAAGTTTAATGGTAGATTCCGTCATAGTAGATTTGCATCAGTTATAGATGGTGCTGATGGTTCCATTAATTCAAACATTACTAATGTAACCCTTAGAAAGGATTTCTATCCTATATTAAATTCTACTTATTATTATGAACTTTGTTTTGTAAATGAGTTTAAAGATTCTTGTGATGCATCAGTAATGAAGTCAACTGGTTTCGTAGTTAGTGAGTATCCTTCCTTCACAGTGTATTTGGAGGATGATACCTTCGGTAAAATAGACCTATATAGACTGAATTCTCTTACTGGTGAGAAAGTATACCTTAAGAAAGGTGTAGGTGATATTGATTACACTCATGGTGAAATTAAATTATATGATCTTACTATTATTAAGGGAAGTTTTAATGATAATAAAATTGAAATCCGTGTAGAACCTGCATCAAGAGATGTAGATGCTGTACGAGAACTATATCTTGATGTTGATATTTCCAAATCCAACTTTAGTGCAGTTCCAGAATGAACGTAAAGTCTAAAAATATCTCGGCACTGATTGAAAGTCAGTTACCTGGATTCATCGTAGAGGACTATGAGTACTTCGTTAAGTTCCTCAAATCTTACTATGCTCAACAAGAGCTTAGTGGTGGTGTTTTAGACATTATTACAAATTTAACAAAATATCGTGATATTAATTATTACGATAAAGAGGTTCTAACACAGTCCTCGAAAACCGTTGGTATAACTGGGATCTCAGATACTAGTATAAATGTACTATCGACTGAAGGGTTCCCTGATAGTGGACTTGCTAAAATTGATGATGAGATATTCTTCTATGCATCAAAGACATCTAATCAGTTTAATGGTGTTGCTAGGGGTGTAAGTGGTAATACTGAACTTGGAGATCTTTATAAGCTCAGTACATACGTTTCTACTACTGCAGGTACACATGCAGCAGATGTTAAGGTAGAAAACCTTAGTAATCTGTTCTTGTATGCCCTTATACAGAGCTTTGAGTCAGAATATCTTGCTGGTATACCTGAGAAGTACTTGCGTGGTGAGATCGATAAGAGAACCCTTATAAAGAACATCTCTTCTTTCTACAAATCAAAGGGTACTAAGCGTTCTATTCAGTTTATCTTCAATTCTCTTGTAAGTAGTGAAGATAATGATGTTTATTTTCCAAAGGATACTACACTTAAATCATCAGAGTCTGATTGGATTAATGTCCATGCTTTAAAGGTAGTTGTTACAAGTGGTAATCCTAGAGATTTAATTGGTAAGGTTATTACTGAGACTGGAGATAACTATGCTTCAGCAGTAGTAGATAACATAAAGAAATTAGAACCTGTTGATGGTGCTGTTGTATGGGAATTGATTCTTGCTCCATCTACAATTAACAATCAGTTTACTATAGCAAGCAAGACTACTCTTAAAAAAGCAATTGATTCTGCTGATCAAACAGGAGATGTTATAGATGTTGATTCTACTTTTGGATGGGAGAAAGAAGGGAGGATATTTATAGATGGTGAGGTTATTGAGTATTCCAATAAAACTATACGTCAATTTAAAATTAAGAATAGGAAATTAACTAGAACTCATAATAAAGGATCATCAGTTTATAGTGATAATAGAGTTAAAGGAAATAATGTTGAATTTATAGCACTTGGTGTAGTTTATAATTTATCACCTACTACTTCAACACCATATGGTATTGAGGGTGAACCTTTAGTAGTAGAAGATTCTGGATTTGATACAGTTGATCCTAAAATTAAGAAAACTGATGGTACTGTTAGATGGTTACCTAATGATGCTGCTAATTATACTGCACTATCAGGAGATCCCAGAACACAAGCATCTGTAAATGATGTTATACCTGGTATACAGAGAATCTTTAGTGATGATAACAATTATTATATCTGTACTAGTGGTGTACCTGTTAATAGGACTATGTTCTTTAATCAGACAATACCTGCTACAAAGACAGTTGTCGAGCAATCCTTCTTAAGAACTATTAGAAAGAATGCTATCACAACTACTGAGGTATACAAGACTCCAAGAAAAGATTTTGGTATTCTAGTAGATGGATCTCTAGTATATACCCATAAGCATCAAGATGGCGTGTTTTATGGTGGTCTTACCAAGATAGATGTTACTACACAAGGAAGTGGTTATTCCAGACCTCCTTATGTACTTGTTAATAGTGAACCATATAAGGCAACTGCTGTGTTGTCTGGTACTGTAGTTGAGTCTGTTAGAATAGATGATGCTGGTTCGTATACTGCTGCTCCTATTGTTGAAATAGTATCTGGTAGGAATGCGGTATTAACACCTGTTATCACACAAGGAGCAATAACAAGCTTAGTAGTTACTGATCCTGGTGAATATTATTCTGCTCCTCCAACTATTAGAATAGTTGATGCTCTAGGAAGAGGTAGATATGCAGAATATACTGCTCAAGTATCTGCTACTGGACAAATATCTGGATGCACTAAAGTAAATGGTGGATCTTTCTATAGTGAAGGAAATGTTGTAATCCAAGTCATACCAAGTGGTTCTGGTGCACTTGCAAGTTCTTCAATATATGAGTGGATTAAGAATAGATTTGTAGAAGAGATATTAGATTCTGAATGGGGAATCTCTCATCTTAATGATAGAGGGTTCCAAAATTATGGTACTGTATCATATCCACCAACACTTAGAGGAAATGATACGGGAACTAATCATTCTCCTATCATTGGATTTGCGTATGATGGTAACCCTATATACGGTCCTTACGGATATTCTGATCCTGTAGATTCTTCTAGTAGCGTTGTGAGGATGCAATCAGGATATTTGAAGTATGGAACTAGACCAAATGGACCATCTCTTGTTACATATCCGCTAGGATCATTCATACAAGATTATTATTACGCAGATAGATACGGAACTGTAGATAGGAATAACGGAAGATATTGTGTAACACCAGAATATCCGAATGGAACATACGCATATTTTGCGACATTTGATAATCTAGGTGATCCAGAATTTCCATATCTGATTGGTGAGAATTTCTATTCTTTGCCTCTTGCTGCTAACTACGATCAGAATCAAACACAGAATGATCTCCCATTGGACGCTGTACGCCTCCGTGGGGTCGATACACCTGATAATGGTCGTAAGACTAGGGGAGTTGTTAAAGACGTTTCTTCTGGTAGTTTAGACGCATTTCAGGTATACAGCTCATCTGATAATTTTAAAGTTGGTTCATCTATTGTTCTAGATGATACTGGTACTGGTGGTGTAGATGCTGCTGGAACCATTTCAGCAGTTAAAGGAAATACTGTAGAAGAACTACAAGCTACGGATGCAAAGAGAGTAGCTAAAGTTCAGATTACGGAAAATTGTTATGTCTTTGGTGGAGATACCATAACACAAACATCATCTGGAGTATCTGGTAAAGTTGTTGGTGATGTTCTTGATGGTAAGATCTTAGTTTTAGAAGATGTTACGGGAACATTTGATCAAACAGGTTTATTTGACTCCACAACACTTAGTATTAATATCATCCTCAATACAAATGCTACATTCACTGCTGGTGCGATTGTAGAGTTAACTAATGGTACTGTTAACAAATCCGATTCTGTAATAGCAACAGGTGAAGTAATTGAAACTACTGATAAGAGAAATTCTGTTAAGCTTAAAGTGTTGACTGGTACTTTTGCACAACAGGCAGGATACTTTCTTAGAAGTAACAATCTACTAAACACAGTTGGTGCAGAGATCTTATCAACTACAAGTTTAAGTACAGGTTTAATACCATTCATTGTTAATACAAATATTGCATTAGTTGAAACTGATGGTGATCATGCACTTGGTGTAGGAGATGTTGTATATGTTGAAATAGATCCTGATGATTCTATCTCAACAACAACTTACTATGTTCAATTAGGAGCAACACAAGAGATTGATATCAAATCACTAACATTATCAACACAGATTGATGATCCTGGATTGGGAAGATCTGATTTGGTTAATTCTGGTGCTGATTATGCAGCAAACACATATGAAGATGTAGAGCTTATATTTGTTGATCAGAATGCTGCTAGAACTGATTTAGGGAAAGTCGGCGACTCCAATAATGCAAAAGCAACTATAGTTGTGAAGAATGTTGATAGCACAGGATTGGGATATGTAGAATCTGTTGTTATTACAACTAAAGGATCTAGTTATAGAAAGGGTGATATTCTTACTGTTGAGGATACATCATTAAACAGATCAGGTGCTTCTACTAATACTCAACGTCTACGTTTAGTAGTCGATCATATTGGATTCGCTACTGGTGAGACTGTATTAAAATTAGATTCTATTAGTGGGTTATCAAAAAATGATCTTCTATCAATAGGTGATGAGATTGTTAAGGTAAACTCTATATCAGAGTCTACCAAATCAGTAACTGTCACAAGGGCACAGAATAATACTAGTGATATAGATCATTTCGACAATGAAGTTGTTACATTATATGGATCTAATTATAGATTCACTGTTGGTGAATTGCTTCCTGTTACAGGTACATCATTAGATCCTACAATCATTTCATATGATAATAACAAACTGATTGTAGAACACAATCAAGGATTCTTTGCGAATGGAGACTTTACTCCATATAAGATTACAGATCAAGCTACACTGTTTGATGAGAGTGAACCTAAGAAATTAATTGATATTGATATTGTTACAGATTATAAGATTGTAACAAAGATATCTTCATCTGTTTCTGGTCCATATGAAATATCACCCAACCTTAAGATACAAGAGTATTATCAATATAGATTTGATCTAAGTCATTACACAAATGGTGAATCTGAGTTTATTATATCTCCTAGTCAGAATGATAATATTATTGCACCAGAAGTTGTTAATATTGGTACTCCTGGTACTGCAGGTTCTTACTCATATGTGAAGTTTGGATATGGTCCTAGAATTGGTGATGTTGATCTTAATGGTATATTGACTAAGAGAGTACCTAGATCTTATCAAAGGTATTACTATAAGTCTGTAGTGAGAACAATGGTAGATGGAACTAAGCAAATAAGAATTGGTCCAACTACAAGTATTGTTGATAATAACAATTATATTGAGCTTATCAATGATCCATTACAAGGGCAGAAATTAATTTCTGATGCACTTACATCTTCTACCCAGTCTACTGGTACAGGAGTTAAAGTATCATTTGTTACAACTGATAGGTTTGTCTATGAGTTAACAGAAAATCCTGAATGGTATGGAACTGGGAATATCAAGTATACTACGAAATCTAAAGGTGCAACTGGTGGTATTGCTGAAGTTGAGGTATCTAATCTTGGTTCTGGTTACAGAAAAGTTCCTGGTGTATTAGGAGCAGAATTAGATAGCAGTAGAACTGCTGATGTTACTGCACAATGGGATCCTGTAGAAAAGAATATTGTTGGTGTTACAATCAACAAAGCTGGATTCAATTACTCTAAACCAAAAGTTGTTGTAGTTGATGGTGATGGATCCGAAGCAAGGTTTGATGTTTTAAAAACTGCTGATAACAGAATAGCAAATGTTATTGTAACAAACAAAGGAAAGAATTACACATACAAACCAGAGCTTAAGGTTGTTGAAGGTGATATTAGAATATTTGCTTTGGGTTCTTCTATAGGATCTCCAAAGAATGTACAACTTGAATTTAATGGATCTGGAATTTGGAATGATACTTCAATATTAAGAAAGCATAAGGCAAGTGATGTTATTATTTTAGACACAACAGATGATTTCTTAAGTGGAGAAAAGGTAACCTCTGGACTTGCAGAGGGTAATGTTACTAATGGTGGATGGAGAATTGGATCTAATATTCTTAAGGTATCTGTAACTAAAGGTGAATTTATTGTAGGTCAAACTCTTACTGGTAGTGCCAGTAATTCAACTGGCACAATAGTTTCTGTTCAGAAGGCAGAGTTTTCTACTGATCTAAGATCGTATTATGATAATCTTGGTACTTATACTTCTGATAAAGGTAAAGTTGGTGTAAGAACTCACAAGATAGCAGATAATAAATTCTATCAGGATTATTCTTATGTTATCGAGTCTAAGACACAAATAGAAGACTGGAGAGATCTTATTAAGGACTCAGTTCATCCAGCTGGATTTAAGATGTTTGGTGAGCTTAATATAGATGCGAAGGTAGATGTAAAGGTAAGTAATAATTCTAAGACTACTCAAGTTTCAACACTTAAGCTTTGGGATAAGGATAGTAATAATGCAAGTATTGTTGATAGTAAAAGATATCATCAAACTATTGTAAACTTATCTAAGGATATTAATGTATTAAGAGGTAATGGATCTCTCACAGAGAAAGCAAGTGATACATCTGGATTAATTGCTAAAGAGATTAAACTCACTCCAGCATTTGATGGTACTTTTGATCAGTATGGTAATATCTCTGGTACAAGAGAATTTACTATTGTTGATGCTGCTACTAACAATCCAATAACTCCATATAATGCTATGGCTTTAACCATAACATTAGATGCAGTATTACAAGAGCCAGAGACTGCTTATACTGTATCTGGTGATAAGATTACTTTTGCTGCAGCACCATTTGGTACTAGACAAGAAGGTAATAATACAATTTCAGCAACTAAGTTTATTGGAAGATTATTCCAATTTAAGGAAGCTTCCAAGAATCTTCAGTATTTGAAAAAGATTAGACCTATCTTCCAAAAAGAAGGTACATGGATTGATGCTGCTAATCAATTGCGTTTTAATAGGAATTTCATCCAAGAAGAAGCAGTTGGATATGGTAAATCTAAGTATCCTAACTTAACTTGGAATACTAAAGAATCTAAGTGTGTTAGAGATGTTGGATTAATTTTAGATGCTTACGAACACGATCTTAGATTTGGTGGTAATAGTGCTTCTCATCATGCAGCAACAGAGTATTTCAACGAGACAACTGTAGAAGCTTCTGCTGTTGAGATATACAAATATACTATGAACTTGTGTATTGCTGCAGCAAGGAATTGGGATATATCAGTTAAGAACTGTACCGTATCTCAAGGACAGGATGTTGTTACACTTCCTTCTACTTTAGGTATATGTGTAGGAATGAATGTAAGTAGTGGTAATCAATTTGATGAAGGTACTACAGTTACTGAGATACTAAGTTCTACACAGATTAAAGTTTCCAAAGCAGCAAACATTGCATACCCAGCTCAGAATATTAGTACAACTGTTAATAATAGTGGAACCACTAATTATGGTCCTGTTACTGTTACTGGTACAGGTGTACTAAACGTGGGCATTGGAGCAACTACAACTGTTTATTCCACTATCAATAATATTGATGAGATGACCTTCTCATTTAGTAGAATTAATAATGGTAAGTTTATGGATGCTGCTAAGCTCATTGAAGGAAATAAGAAGTATATTTCAGAAGAGACTATTGGTTGGACAAAAGCAACATATCCAAGCTTGGTAATACCTAATGAAGATAAGTGTCAACGAGATACTGAGTATCTTATAGATGCAATGGTATACCATATAAGATATGGTGGTAACTGGAATGTTGTTGATTTTGGCGAGAGATATTATTACAAGAATAAACTTAATCATATAGTAGATCAGAAAGAAGAGAGTATTGCTGCTTACACAAAAGCAACTCAACTTATGGTTGAGGCAATGAAGAACAATCTTCCAACTGGCACATATACTACTATTGTTCCTTATGAAGATGCTACTGTCCTTGCTGATCCTAATGGTCCTTACGTAACAACTTGTGCTGAAGTAGAATCTGCATTGAATAGTTACATTCAAATAGTTACTAAAACTATTAATAAGGGTCCAAACTTATTCACTAAGGTTGAAGATAATAATCAAAGAACTGGTAACTGGACTACTTTAAGAACATTAACTAATATAAACATCCTTGCTAAGGATAATGTATTCACAGAGTGTGATACTGTGGTATCTGCTTTAAATTCTCTGTTCTTGAATGTTGAGTCTATATTAAATGGTAGTACTGTAGTTAAGTCTCTACCAGATTATTTCAACAATGAAAATAAAGAGTTTGAGTTATATTATACTGATAATACACCAGTAAAAACTGAGGTTGAGCATAATCTTATAGTTGGTATTAATGGTATCTTCCAGAATGCTAAGTATGATGAGACGTTCCCTAGATTGAATTCTTATTATATCAAGAGATCTGCTGGTGCTAGTGATCCTGATAGAATTCTATTTTCAGAAGCACCTAAGTGGAAACAGAATCTGAATACATTAACTGTTCAAGAACCTCTTGCTGTAGATAAGTTCTTTGCACATAATATTGGTGGTTATGTGAGGATGAGTTTACAAGAAGATAACTTTAATGGATCTATTACTGGACCATTCATTATGAGAGATGAAAAGACTGGTGATGTAGTAGTTGTTGATGATGATAGATTTGCTTTTGTTTATATTGATGGGATATTACAGAAGAGGAATACTGCATATACTATAAATGAGTCTAGTATTACATTCAGTCAAGCTTTAAAGAAAGGTCAGAGTGTTGGTATAGTTCTATTAACAGGTACTTCTATTGATCAGTTATTAGATGCATTTAATGTAGAACCAGATCGTTTCTTTAATGAAGTAACTATTACAGTTACTGGTGGTTCTGCAGAATATGCTACTTTCATTTCAGCTGTAAGAGATGGTGCAGTAGTTTATCAATTTACAGATAACTCTTTCCCAACACCTGACGTGTATACAACTATTGGTATGGTTAGGAAGTATAACCAAACTGCTAGTGGATGGGATGTTACTCTCATTGCTCAGAATCCTAAGATTGATCTTACCAAACCTCTAAGAATTGCTGCAAATACTGATCTTCAGACTGCATCTTATACTGAGGTTGATTTATCTGCTCTTACCACAGCAGTTACATATAATGATGTTGATGGTGGTAGAATTCTTAGGAAGGATAGTGTATCTTGGTTGTATGATAGGGTCAAACCTACTATAACCTCATTAGAACCTGGTGATCATATTAAGATCGATGGTGAGACTGATTATAGAACAGTCAAATTAACTCCTAGAGAATCTAAATCATTGAGTCATGTTGAAGATACGCAAATAGGTGATAACGTAGGTGTTATCTCTGTTAGCAATTATAATGGTGATACTAAAGGAGAAGGTCTTGATATTAAAGCAGTTATTACAGGAGATACTGTAACATCATTGAATTGGAATAAAACTGTTCTTGGTTCTAATCCACAAGCTCATAATTATGATACACCACCAGTATTAACATTTGAACCAGTTGATCTAAATGGTGGTGGTGCTAAAGCACATGTTATTGTTGATGGTGGTAATGTTATTGATGTTATTTTAGAATCTGGTGGTAGTGGATATACTGCTGCTCCTATTGTTAACGTCTCTCGTGGTTATGATATCATCAAGAAGACTAGACAGTTCGATACCAAATACATCCGTAAATTTGAAGACACTATAACTGGTCTTAGTGATCTAAATACTACATCATTGGTTGGGGAAGCAACACAGTTAGCATATGAGTTTACTCATAGTGTTGCTGCAGCATCTTCTCAGAGTGATCAAGTTAAAGTTACTCAACAACTAATTCGGGATAATAAGGTTTCTGTTGGAGCAACAGAAATACATTTGACTATACCACATTCTATTACACAGTCTGCAATGGGAACAACTACATCGTTGACCCATTCAATCAAACAGATTGAGCTTGATAATACATTATCAATGACTGGTGCAGTTAGGTTAACAACTCCTACCAATGCTCCTACTATCGGTATGGGTACTTCAACAACGGCAGTTCTTTCCGCAACAATATTAGACAGTGATTTTGATTGGACTGACTCTAATGTTATGGTATCAACTACTGCTGCATTCGATGCAACAGGTGTGATACAAGTCGGTAAGTTCCGTATCGCTTATAGTTCAAAATTATCTGATCGTTTTATCGTTGATTACGGTAGTTCAGATAGTATTCAACCTTCAGGTCTAACAACTGAAACTGCAGGAACTGTAGTTAGACAAGTATAAATATAAATAACTCGGATATCCTGTAGTACAAAACTACCCAATTTTCAATTATGTCGGCAATCATATCAGAAAAG